CGACCACGAAGGCAAAACGAGCCGGAAAAGCAAAGGGTAAGCAGTTTGTTGCCCAACCCAAAGGCATAGCCCAGAAGACTGCGAGATTTAGATGACCACCTCTGGTACCACGGCGTTTAACCTTGAGTTCACGGAAATTGCCGAAGAGGCGTGGGAGCGCGCTGGGCGTGAGATGCGCTCGGGCTATGACCTGCGTACTGCCCGCAGGTCTATGAACTTGATGACCATCGAGTGGCAGAACCGTGGCATCAACATGTGGACGATTGACGAAGGTTCCGTCAATCTTGTGCAAGGCACCGCAGAGTACGATCTTCCTGCGGACACGATTGATCTTCTGGATCACGTAATCCGCACTGGTGCAGGAAACGTTTCAACGCAAGCTGATCTGGCAATCACTCGCATCAGCGTATCAACGTACGCCACTATCCCAAACAAGCTACAACAAGCGCGGCCCATTCAAGTGTGGGTGCGCCGCCTGCGCGACAATCCGAAGATTGTTGTTTGGCCGGTGCCTGATCAGGGTACGTTATTGAGTCCTTATTACATTTTCAGATACTGGCGCATGCGTCGGATTGAAGATGCGGGCTCGGGTATTCAGACCCCTGATGCCAACTTCCGATTCTTGCCCGCGCTGACAGCGGGGCTGGCGTACCACATTGCTATGAAAGTGCCCGAGCTTGTAGATCGTATTCCAATGCTCAAGCAAGCGTACGATGAACAGTTTGATCTTGCGGCGGGGGAAGATAGGGAAAAAGCGGCGGTCAGATTTGTTCCGCGCCGCTCCTATATTGGTGGTGGCTGATGTCTAATCGGTACGCATCCAATAGGATTGCAATTGCAATCTGTGATCGTTGCGGATTCCGATTCCGACTACGCGAGTTGCGTACGTTGGTCATCAAAACCAAGCAGATCAATTTGTTGGTGTGCACAGAATGCTGGGAACCTGATCAACCGCAGTTACAGCTTGGGATGTACCCGGTTGACGATCCGCAAGCCCTTCGTAACCCACGTCCTGACAACACATACGTTCAATCAGGAGTCTTGGCAAATGGTTCGATTGGTGAAGGGAGTCGAAACATTCAGTGGGGCTGGAACCCGGTAGGGGGCTCTCGCAGTTATGATGCGGGGCTCACACCAAATAACTTGGTGGCCCAAGGACAAGTTGGTACAGTCACAGTATCTACATCGTAGGAGTTGATCATGGCACAAAAACCGAGCGGCGCAACTGCACCGGTCCAAAAAGGTCCGACCAAAGGTAACCCGGGCAAGACCAACGAAAACATGAAGTCTATGGGTCGTGGGCTTGCTAAAGTCGCGGCGCAAAAGCGCGGAGGTTGACATGTCTGGAAAAATTAAGCCGTTCAAGATGGCTGAGGCTGGCGTTGTTTCGCCCAAGCAGGACGCAAAGGACACCAAGACGGTTATCGCCAACAAGCGCGTAGACCCTTACGAACCCGTCAAAACGAGTGGCATTCGCATGCGCGGTGCGGGCGCGGCGACGAAAGGTGTCATGTGCCGAGGCCCCATGGCGTGAGGTTGACATGAACTACACCGAGTTGAAAATCAACATCAAGGACATCTGTGAGAACGAATTCTCGGATGCCCAACTTGACATGTTCACCGAACAGGCTGAACAGAAGATTTACAACACGGTGCAGATCCCGGCGCTTCGCAAGAACGTGACTGGCACGATGTCTATTGGTAACCCGTACTTGCAGATCCCCTCAGATTTCTTGTACTGCTATTCGCTGGCTGTCATCGAGCCTAGTGGTGAGTACCACTACCTCTTGAATAAGGATGTGAACTTCATCCGCGAGGCGTACCCCATCAATAACGCGTTCTACTACGGACGGCCCCGTCACTACGCAAACTTCGATGACTCTGCGTTCATTCTTGGTCCAACCCCCGGAGTGGCGTACAGCACTGAGTTGCACTATGGGTACTACCCTGAGTCAATTGTCACAGCAGGCACAACGTGGTTGGGTGATGAGTTTGATTCCGCGCTATTGAACGGTGCGTTGATTGAAGCAATCCGATTCATGAAGGGCGAACAAGACATGGTGGGGCTCTATGAGCGGCTGTACGTACAAGCAATTGGGCTGCTGAAAAATCTGGGCGACGGTAAACTTCGACAGGATGCGTATCGCTCTGGGCAAGTTCGTATTCCTGTCAGTTAAGGAGTTTTAGATGGCTATCTCTCAAGCTATGTGCACGTCGTTCAAAGTTGGAATCCTCGCTGCGGATTTTGACTTTGGTTCCGGCACTACGCAGACGTTCAAAATCGCTCTGTATACCTCTGCGGCTACGCTTGGAGCCTCCACGACCGCGTACAGTGTTACGAATGAAGTGACCGGCACCGGGTACACCGCAGGGGGAGAAGTGCTGACAATCAGCCAAGTGCCCACTTCCAGCGGCACCACGGCGTTCTTGGATTTCTCGGATGTCACGTGGGCGGCATCAACGATCACTGCGCGGGGCGCTCTGATCTATCTGGCTAACGGGGGTACGAACCCTGCGGTGGCCGTGCTGGATTTCGGGGGTGACAAGACCTCCACCGCTGGCAATTTCACCATCCAGTTTCCGACCGCAGACGCAACAAACGCAATTTTGCGTATTGCGTGATGGTGATTAGGTGGCCGATGCAACGGTAGCCTTTGAAGGTTGGGGCGCTTCAGGTGTCGCTTGGGGCGACCAAGGGTGGGGCGTCGGGCATACGAATGTCACCGGTACCGGCGAGACCGGTACAGTTACGGTATCTGCTGATGCAAACGTCTATCCGTCTGGGCTTGAAGCAACCGGTGCAGTTGGCACCGTTGTTGTCGTTGCAGATGCAAACGTTTACCCCACGGGCGTCGAAGCAATTGGAGCCGTTGGGACGGTTGTCGTTACTGCCGATGCTAACGTTCCAGTTACCGGTGTTGAGGCAACAGGTGAAGTCGGAACCGTCGTCGTTGCCGCAGACGCCAATGTCTACCCCTCGGGGGTCCAAGCCGTTGGACAGGTTGGAACAGTTGTTGTCCAAGCCGACGCCATCGTGCAGGTCACGGGGGTTGAAGCTACAGGCGCTTTGGGCACGGTTGTCGTTGCCGCTGATGCTAATGCTCCAGTCACTGGGCTTACTGCTACAGGCGCTGTGGGCGGCGTGGTGGTTACGGGCGGGGCGACTGCCTTCCCAATTGGTGTGGTGGGTACTGGTTTCATTGGGCAAGTCAACGTCTGGGGTCAGATTGATGACAGCCAAAACGCAAACTGGACGGGCATTTCAGATGCCCAAACGGCGGTCTGGCTAAATGTTAATGACGCACAGTCTGCAAACTGGCAGAATGTGGTCGATACTCAATCAGCTTCATGGGCTGGGGTGAGTGATACGCAAACAGCGGGTTGGCAACAAGTTGCCATATGACGGAGATGATCCATGACAACCCAATACACTCCCATCCTCAAACTTGCTCTGCCGGTTACCGGTGAACTGTCCGGTACGTGGGGGGATGTTGTTAACGACAACATCACTTCGATGGTGGAGCAAGCCGTTGCCGGGTTGGCTACGATCAATACGTGGACTACCAACGCTCATACTCTTACTACCGCTAACGGCACGAGTTCAGAAGCTCGCTGTGCAATGCTTGTGTTGGCTACCGGGTCTGGGGGTACTGCCCTTACCGCCGCCGGGGAGGTCATCTGCCCAGCAGCGTCTAAATTGTATGTCGTTAAGAATGGTTCAGCTTACGCGGTTACTCTTAAAACTTCCGGCGGTACTGGCGTAGCTGTACCTGCCGGGGATACTGCTTTCTTGTTCTGCGATGGCACTAATGTCAGCGCCTGCGTAACGACCATCGTAAACGGGCACATTTCTGGAAACCTGACGGTCGATGGAAACACGACGCTGGGTGACGCCAATACAGACACCATCACCGCTACGGCTCGGTTCAATACTGACCTTCTTCCGTCTACTGATAACGCTCGTGATCTTGGTTCGTCTGGTAATTCGTGGAGAACTTTGTACTGCGATACGTCCGTACTGACTCCTCTGGTGACTGCTACTAACCTGCAAGTCACTAACATCAAAGCCAACGACGGTACGGCGGCACTATCTATCGCTGACACGACTGGAAACATCACGGTTACGACCCAGCTTACGGTCGATAATCTAAACCTGTCTGGCAACACCATTTCGTCAACGGACACAAACGGCAATATTACGCTGGCTCCGAATGGTACTGGAGATGTTCAGCTAGACGCAGACACTATTCGGATGGGCGATTCTGGAGCAAACGTCACCATTACGTCCAACGGCGCGGGCGACCTGATTCTGAACACGAACAGCGGAACTAATTCCGGTTCGATCACGATTGAAGATGGAGTGAATGGGAACATCATCGTCGCCACGAACGGAACGGGGGATGTTTATCTTGATGCAGATACCGTAAGAGTAGGTGATGCCGGGGTAAACGCTACCGTTACTTCAAATGGTGCGGCTGATTTAATTCTTAATACGAACTCTGGAACTAACTCCGGTTCGATTACCATCGAAGATGGAGTGAATGGGAACATCATCGTTGCGCCCAACGGTACTGGCGACGTTTATCTTGATGCGGATACGGTACGAATCGGGGACTCAAACGCCAACGCTACGCTAACCACAAACGGTACTGGCGACCTGATTCTTAATACAAACTCGGGGACCAACTCCGGGGCCATCACGATTGAAGACGGCGCGAATGGAAACATCATTGTTGCTCCCAACGGGACCGGGGATG